TATGCCAATGGTCAAGTTCCATCTCAACAACCAAGAAGTTTATTTATCAAATTAAAAATAGAGTAATCCCCCCCATAAAAAAAGAAAGAAAAAATGAAAAAATATAAATCATTATGATAAATCAATGATAATGATTTCCAACAAAGAACCAGTAATTTCGAGTCATAATCTATATATGATAAGAAGAAACGTACAACAAAGAAAAAATGTTCCATGAAAAAGAGGGGGGTGAATGCGTGTGCAGCGCATTAAAACGACTAATAAATATGATATTTCAATAACTCATTCGCGCTCGACTTGTGTTTTGCGAAAGGCAAATAAATCGGCAATTTCCTTGTCTAAAAGGGGTACTTCGATGCGGTCGTATGTTTTGTATGGATTGGTAGGATGAAGACAAACCAGATACAAACCGGTGATTTTCTTCCCATATTTTTGTTCTAAGATAGTTTTGTAGGTATTTAATTGCAGGGAGTAGTGCCAGAAGTTCGTGTCAGGGAGATGAGAAATGCAGGGGGTGATTGCGCTTTTGCCAAACCCACTTTCATATTCAATGGCGCGACAGCGTTTCCAATCATATATTTGGAGTGTTCCATCTGGATTTTCAAAGACCATATCAATGGAACCGGATAATTTGAGGTCTTCATGGAAGACCATCCATTCGGTACGATAAGGTTTTAATTCAGGAAAATCGACAAGAAAGCGTTGAAACCATTGGTATTCGATGCTGTCATTTTGTACTGTCCAACCATTATAATAACATTCGATGTCATAATGCATCGCGGTTCCTGCTGCGGCGGCTTCGTCGCGATTTTGGTCCCATTCCGCTTTGATTTGTTCCTTTGTTTTTCCGTAATATTTATAAGTAGGGTCGTTTTTCCGGCGACTTTTCATGATGTTGTTTAGAATGCCTTCTTCATCGAAGTGTGGAAAATGGGTATGGTTCCAGGTGGTCACTGAAGTAAAGCCTAATTTGCCATGGACAGTATAAATATGAGGACCTTCATCAAAAGTGATGAAGGGGTCACGTTCGTGAGCGTTTTTCTTGGCTAAGAAGTCGGGAATTGGATTTGGCATGTTTTTACGAATTTACGAAATAAATAGAGACTAAGAGTCTAATAAAAAAAAGATAGAAATCAATTTTGTCCAATGTAAAGCCTCATGCATAATCGATTTTTGTGTTGTGAGTAAAATCGGTGGCTAATCGCGTGAATAACCATTTTTTGCATTCCGCTTGACGCCGGTCTTCTCTCGCAGAGGCGATACCCGATATTTTGCATTGATAATCAAAATGTTTCTCTTTTAATCTGGGATTTGTGTTGATTTCTTCTTGGTGTAAAGTCTGCCATTGTAGAAATTCGGTCAATAATTTGTGTGAAATTCGGCGATAAAGTCGAATATATTCTTCATGGGACATGGGTCGCCATGTCATATCCTCATCAGTGATATCGACGCTATTATCGACGATATTAACGATGCCATCATCGACGACATCATAAATATAGAAGAAGGCAGACTTTTGTGTAAAGGCGCAAATGGGAAGAGGGGAGTTTTGTCGAATAAGTGTATCGATAACATGTTGAACACCGTCGGTTAAATCACCATCAAATACACGCTGTATATTTTCGAAACATGTGGGTATTTCGCGCATCCATTGATGAAAACGCATAGAGGGTTTAGGGTAAGCATCGCTATTTAAATGTTCATGAATGAGTTTTTTTTTGCGAATGGTACTATTTTGTTTTAGATGAGCAACTTCTTGTGTTAATTGAGAAACTTGATTCATAAGATGTTGAATAAGATGAAATTGTTCCTGTGCAGAGGGAAGTGTTTCGTGCAAATCGATTTCCCGTTTCCGTTCCTTTCTGGTTTTGTATAAAAACTGGCAGGTAAGAATATGTTGTTCGTGGATGTCTTTGAAAGGTGTATGTTTCATACAATAATGACAACAAAAGAGATTGTTGTCCCCCATGATTGTTTCGAAAAATAAGAATAAGATTAAGATAGAGACAGACACAGATATGGTTTTTATTCAATTTTGTCAAAAGAGGGCATTCGGATAATATAGATAGATATTTTCCCAGGATAAGCTATATGAGCCAATATATAAATAATCAATCGTTATTCATGGAACCAAAAACAACCCAATATGGAAGTCATATGGTCATGACCGATGTTGTGGTCGCTCCTACAAAAAAATATTTGAATATAGATACGCGTTATAGTGATGAATTGAATAGCAACGAGACTGCGAATTACAATATAACTTTGCCAGAACGTGTGAATGATGTCAAATCGCTCAAGGTGCGATGTGCTGAAATCCCCGTGTCTTTTTACAATATTTCCTTCCAATTAAACAACAACGTATTTAATGTGGTTAGTCTAGGAACATTCTATACATTTCATATTCCCGATGGATTTTATGATGAAGCAGGGTTAGTGACAGCCGTAAATGCGCAAATACAAACGGAAGGAGCTCCTATAAATCAATTGGTGTATTCTATAGATAGCAAACGGAGTGTATTCACAAACAATAGTGCAATCACCATGGATATACAGTTTGATGTGGGATCCCAAGGTGCGCAAGATATACAAAATAAAACGTTCAAATTGGGATGGATATTGGGATTTAGAGAAAGTGAATACAGTATTTCGGCGACAGAGGTATTAACCAGTACTTCTTTTGTTGATTTTCATTTACCAAGATATCTGTATTTGGTCATCAATGAATTCAAAAACAGCAACCCTTATTCTTTTGTGACATTGATGAAAAGTTCTGAGATAAACCAATCTCAAATAGTAGCACGTATAGCCATGGATTATACCGATTATCCATTTGGAAGCATATTGCGTGCGAGTGAGGAGCAGGGGTATATTGTATCTGATACACGTGTTTATACAGGACCGACCAATTTACAAAGAATGAATGTTTTGTTGGTGAATGAGCGTGGCGTACCCATGGATTTAAATGGGTTAGATTTTTCCTTTTGTTTGGAATTGGTGTGTGAGTGAGAAGAGAAACCAATGTATATTGAAACCACAACGTAATTTGTAGGATAAAATTGATATAGAATAGGAGATACTATATCAATAAACCGAAAATCATGAATTTATCCATCTTATCCATTGAACAAAGGCTTGCCTTTGAAAAGTTTTGCCGTGGAGAAAATGTGTTTGTCACGGGACCGGGTGGAACAGGTAAGACAAAACTCATCGAATTCTTTGTACAATATTGTAAAAATGTAGGACGAATGTGTCAGGTGACTGCCATGACGGGATGTGCAACCACGTTGCTTCCGGCATCGAGTAATGCCCGAACCATTCATTCATGGAGTGGAATAAGATTATGCAAAGGAGAAAAGGACAAAATAGTGCAAGGAGTTTTGCGTAAAAAGAAACATCGAACCGCATGGAACAAAACCCGTGTATTGATTGTGGATGAGGTAAGTATGATGTCAAAGAAAGTATTTGAAATATTGGAAGAAATTGCCAGAACCGCAAATTTATCCACCAAAGTGTTTGGAGGAATGCAGGTAGTATTTACCGGCGACTTTTTACAACTCCCTCCAGTGCCATCGACTGATGAAAAAGACAGTGAAAAATTCTGCTTTGAGACGCCATTATGGGAAAAGGTGTTTCCCTTTTCCAACAATATTGAGTTACGTACCATGTTTCGTCAAAGTGATCCAGTTTATCAAAAAATTTTGTTGGAAGTTCGAAAGGGGAAATTGAGTGAATCAAACATAGATATATTGAATAAATATGTTCAACATACTCAAAACGATGAACGAAACGATGAATCCTTGGTAACAAGATTATTTCCAGTCCGTTTTAAGACAGATGCCTTGAATCAGCGACAATATACCGAATTGCAGACACCAGAGCATGTATATTTGTTAGAAAAACAAATGAATTGTAAAACCAATATGGAGACAGGAAAGTCTCTATCTGTAGAAGAAATGTTAAAATGTGAATCTTTGACCCAGATAGAAAAAGAATACGAAATGCGAAATTTATTGGCAACCACCAATTATCAGGAAGAATTGTGTTTAAAGAAGGGATGTGTTGTAATGTGCTCTACCAATTTAGATTTAGACAATCATATTTGTAATGGTTCGCAAGGCATCATTATTGGTTTTTCGGAAAACCAAAGACCCATTGTGCGATTTTCGCATGGAATCACCCGCACATTGGATCCTCAATTTCGTCAATCCGACGAATATCCTTGTCTAGCGGTTGCACAAATCCCATTGTGTTTGGCATGGGGATTGACCATACATAAAATTCAAGGAGCTACTTTAGATAGAGCTGAAATGGATATAGGCAAATCCATATTTGAATGCGGACAGACGTATGTTGCTTTGTCGCGAATAAAATCGCTGGATGGATTGTCATTGTCCGCATTTAATCCTCATAATATACGCGCAAATTCACATGCTTTAGCCTTTTACAATGAATTGGGCACCATGGATTACGAGAAGGAATTAAATACATTAATATTGGCTTCAACTTCTACCGGGTCAAATCCATTTTCCGAGTATGAATTGCAGGAAGAGGTGATTGAACCAAAAGTAATAAATGAGACAAACGAAACTAATAAAAAATGTGTTCTTACCATGAACATTCAAAAATCAGCAAAGGAAAGTACCTCAGACAAAACGTGGAATTTGTATCTTAAAAAGCATACTTTGGATGAAATTGCGACGATGCGTGGATTAAAACAGAATACCATCAAGGAACATTTCATCACCAAATTGCCAGATGAGCGTGTAAATGTGGAGGATTTGATGCCGTTGGAAACGTATGATGAAATCAAAGGAGCATTTGATACTTTAGGAAATGAACCATTAGGAATCATAAAGCAACAAATAAGGTATGATATCAGTTATACGGACATAAAAATCGTAAAAAGGATGTTATTTGGAGCAGAAGAACCAAAAAATGATGTAAAACAGGTCAGTCTTATTTGATAAAATGCATAGAGAATTTGTTTTTAGGATGATTTGGATGTTTTTCGGGTTTATAATCGCGCACGGCTCTCCCGCATGCACGTATGCGATTGAAATGAATGGGAATATAGACAATACGCAGATTGTATTTTTGTGTGAGCATTTCGTATTGAAAACGTTCAGAATGTAAGGGATAATGTTTGCTGAATTCGAGCATATCGTCAAATAATTGTGTATAGAGAAAAACATGTTCTTTGGAACAAAGAAAAAAGCGGTCATTGAAATCGGGGAAAAGGTGGAAATTGGGAATACAAACCCGATTTCCTTGTAGGAGGGAAAAATAGCGTGTGTCCAATGAATTGAGGAATTTCACGTCGGGACGTAAAAAAACAAATGCGTCGAATGGTTCGCCACTATTGCGAATCATTTCGCCCACTTTTTTCTTGGAATACATGGCACAAAGAAAATTATCCACGGTGATGTAATTGGTGTCCCATGGGTCAGGTTTAGAGCGATATTGACCCAAATTTAACTCTTGTTTGACTTTGTCTTGGTTGTCGATTTGAAAGTAATCTGGTTGAAGTAGTTTGTATTCTTGAAAATCCAGTTGGATATGGGTTTCTGTGGATCTTGGATTGAAATAGGCAGAATCGAATTCATATGTATGAAGGAATATTTTGTATTCAATATTTGCATTTTTGAGAGGTTGTATGATATGTTTGTGAATACTTTGTATTGTAAATTTCAAACTACGTGTCAATCCCCAAAAGCAGAGAGCAATTTTCATGTTATTATTCTATCCATAGACATGGATTTCTGTGTATTCGACGAAAAATTACGCTAAAAACGTTGGGTATAGATTTGAAATGTTCCATTATATATCTTCACTGTATAAGTTTGCACAAAATACGAAAATAAAATCTATTCTTCATTATCTTCATCACAAGCATTTCCACAAAGAAATTGTCCAGTTCCTTTCATTTGAACTATATCATTATCCTTTCCACATAGATCACATTGAGCAATTTTATTATTTGGTTTTTCTTCAATAAATAAAATATCTCCTAATCCATCATCATTAAAATATCCGACACATAGAGCACATTTTACCCATTGTCCTTGTTGATAAGTTTCTTCTGTATCTTCTTCAAAATCCCAGTCAGGTGGATATTTTTCACAATCCATATTCACACATAATTTAGGTTCTTCGTTCTCCATAATAATATATTAAAAAAAAATATATTTATATCTTTTTATTAGATTTCTTACAATAAACAATCATATAATCATATAATCATATAATCATATAGACGAAGATGATGAAAAGAAATTTAGGTGATAATATCAATTATGGTGAAAAAGACTTGAAAAATATCAGGGGATAAAATATAATACTCATGGAAAATGAGAATGTTGATTTTAATATTCAGAATTACAATATAAATGATTTGGAATATTTTTTTAAATTAGACGATATATCAGATTATACTACCCAAGACATTGACACCAAAGCACTTGAGGTGCAATCCAATTTACTCAATGGGGGTACATTTGACTCACGTATGGAAAGGGAGATCATGGACTTTATTCAACAAGGAAAAGCGATATTATTGAAGGAAAAAGAGGGAGACAATACCAGTGTTTATGACCAAAAAATCTTACCCGTTAATTCAGTGATACAAAATAATAGTCATATGATTGAACCGCCTACCGAGTCAAATTTCATCTATGCGGATCCAAGTCAATTTTACAAAGGGAGATTGAATCCTTTGAATACGCGTGTATTGACCCAAATTTTGAACATTGACACGAAGTTTCGCGACGATTTGAATTCGACGAGTTCCGATTTTATTATCAATTTGCCTATGAAATTTTACAAAGTGGCTTCTATGGAGGTGAGTGCCATTGAAATACCCATCGGTTTTTATGGTATTTCAGCGTCTCTGGGAAATAATACTTTTACTTTGGTTGTGGATGGTGGAGCACCCACGGTGATTACAATACCGGATGGCAATTATCTCCATGCGGATTTGATTTCTACTTTAAACACCACGATTCATGCTTTAGGTGCGCCTTTTGATACCGTTACTTTTACATTGGATTCGAACAATGACAAGGTGACGGTCACTACTACATCAGCATCGATAGAGTTGTATTTTGATTTGGTTCAGACAGGTGTTTGTCAAATCGACCCAAATACCCAATTGACTAGTAAATTTGGATACAATCTAGGTTTTACTCAGGCAATTTACATGGGAGGAACCACTTACACAGGCGAATCATTGATTGAACCCAAATCAATTAAATATTTGTTTTTGTCGGTGGATGATTATCAGCAAAATGTGAATACAAATGCGTTTGTATCGGCTTTTCAAAACTCTTTTTTGGACAACAATATCCTGGCACGTATTTCTACAAAGTTGATTTTTGAGAATACCATCATAAATGACAATGAATTATTGTCTGAACCACGTCAATATTTTGGCCCGGTGGATATACAGCGACTTCGTATTCGTTTGACGGATGAATATGGGCGTGTGTTGGATATGAATGGTATGAATTACTCCTTTTGCTTGACAATGAAACAGATATACAAATTTTAAGTACCTATCATTTTATCATTTTCTCTTGCCCTTATATATACTCTCATGCCATATACTGTTCGAAAACTTCCCCATAAATCGTGTTATCGAATCACCAATACCAAGACAAAAAAAGTGTTTGCACGTTGTTCCACGAAAAAAAATGCCGAGTCTCAATTACGTTTATTGCGTGCCATGGAATACAACAAGGGATTTGTTTTTCAGAAAGAGAAACGTCGTGTGCCCAAAAAGGGGGCACGTAAAACACGAAAGAACAAAAAGGGGACGGTGTCCCCTTGAAACCCCCTCTCTTAGATGCCACCTAGATAGTTTTTTGGGAGAGTATTCTCCATCAAGATGAAAGAACAAAAAGGAGGGGGGGTCTAAAAAATCAATTTAACTTTTCTTGTAAAAAACTTAAATTGATGTGTTCATATTCTTTAGTTCAAAATATCAATCATGCTACATCCGATGAGTGAAGAACAAAAATCCATTTATCGATACATACAATCTGGAAAAAACGTGGTGGTGGATGCGTGTGCAGGTTCGGGAAAATCCACCACGATTTTGTCTATCGCCAAAGAATTACCAGAAAAGAGATTTTTGCAATTCACTTACAATTCGATGTTACGTCATGAAATCAAAGAAAAAATCAAAGAACTTGATTTAAAAAACATAGAGGTGCATACCTATCACAGTTTCGCGGTAAAATACTATGTTTCCGTAGCACATACTGATTCGGGAATACGTCAAATATTTCGCAACAATCTCCTTCCTAGAACAGCCATACCATTGTGTGATATTTTGGTATTGGATGAAAGTCAGGACATGACCCTATTGTATTTTCATTTGGTGGTGTATATGTGTATGCATATGTGTGAAGAAGTCCATCATAAGATTCAATTATTGATTTTGGGAGATTATATGCAGGGATTGTATGAGTTTAAAGGAGCAGACATTCGATTTTTAACATGTGCCGAGCAATGTTGGAAGGGATTTCGGTATTTATTGAGTCAGGAAATCGTAAAATGCACCTTGAAAACGTCTTATCGAATTACCAATCAAATGGCGAATTTTGTGAATCGGGATATGTTGGGTGATGTGCGTATTCAGGCATGTCGTGAGGGATGTCCAATCACATATATACGCCGACAACGATATCTCTTGGAAAAGATTGCGGTTTATAACATCAAACAATTGTTAGACCAAGGTGAGAGTCCGTCCGATATATTCGTTTTGGGAGGTTCCGTCAAGGGACCCAATAGTCCGATACGAAGGATGGAAAATGTGCTCACCAAACATGGAATTCCGTGTCATGTGCCGATGTTTGAAACTGATGCGATGGATGAGAGAGTGATTGGAGGTAAGATTGTGTTTTCCACGTTTCACAGCGTAAAGGGTCGCCAACGTAAGTATGTGTTTGTGGTTGGATTTGACAACAGTTATTATTATATAGCGCGCAATATTCCAAGAGATATTTGTCCAAATACGTTGTATGTAGGTGCGACACGAGCAACACATGGTCTTTTTCTCTTGGACAATGATTCCGTGAAGCCTCTTGATTTCTTGAAACAGAATCAACATGTAATGAAGCAATGTGATTATATCGACTTTAAAGGAATGCCACAGACGATTTTCCATGAACCGGTTTCAAATGCGGGGATCGGCTTGATTCCCACGTATCATGTTTCTCCCACGGATCTCATCAAATATTTGAGCGAGGATTTGTTGGAGGACATCACACCAAGGATAGATACCCTGTTTTTCCAAGAAGGGTGTTTAGAGACCGAACCGGAAATATTGGATATTCCCAAGGTATATTTCACGCAAGGTGGATATTATGAAGATGTGAGTGATTTAAATGGCATTGCGATACCTGCCTTGTATTTTGATTTTATCATGGGAAACAAAACCGAAGGACAAGACAGTATCAAATCCATGATTCAGACGAGTATTCTTGATATGCGGGAACAGGACCATGAATATTTGCGAAACAGAGTGAATGAGATACCTGAAAGATGCAAAACAGTATCGGATTATTTGTATCTGTCCAATGTGTATGTGGCTATCCAAGAAAAATTGTATTTTAAACTGAAACAGATTACACGAAATGAATACAATTGGTTGTCTGACGAGATCATCGATAAATGCAATGAAAGGTTTGAAGATTATCTTGGATATGAATTCCAAGAAGATGTCCAAACGCATCCGGAAATTGAAAAACAAATCATTCATTATAACAACGACCTATTGCAACTTCCGATGGAAGAAGCCTTGTTTCCTTATTTTGGCAATAATATGAAATTTCGATTTTGTGCGCGCGTGGATTTGCTGACGGATGATTGTTTGTATGAATTAAAATGCACAAGTGCAGTGACGATTGAACACAAATTGCAAGTAGTATTGTATGCATGGCTTTGGCGTTTAATGCACCCAGAGAGTCAAAGAGGGGTCAAAATATACAATGTTCGAACCCATGAGAAATGGGTATTGAATGCGTCTCATGAAGATTTGGAATATATTGTCGTCGCTTTGTTAAAAAACAAATATTGTGAAAAGGAAATCTTGGAAATGGATGATTTTGTGGAAAGGTGTCAATCAATCTTGGCATTCTCTGACAAAGGAACGACTGACAAAGGAACGACTGACAAAGGAACGACTGACAAAGGAACGACTGACAAGGATGATTTTGAAAAATTTTTCATAGATTGTCTAGAGGGTTGTATTTAATGTGACAAGAATATGCGTAGAATGAGTGTTTTTTATGATTCTTAAATATCAATCTTGGAACAAGAAGGAAAAAGAGGGAGCAAAGAAGCCGACCCAACCAAAAAAATAATTTTGATAAATGCCTATTGTGGTTAAAAAAGAAGGGTGTTCCAAGATTGATACAAGAAAAGACAATAAATGTGCGTAGAATGAGTGTTTTTTATGATTCTTAAATATCAATCTTGGAACAAGAAGGAAAAAGAGGGAGCAAAGAAGCCGACCCAACCAAAAAAATAATTTTGATAAAGACCTATCGAGGTTAAAAAAGGGGGGTGTTCCAAGATTGATACAAGAAAAGACAATAAATGTGCGTAGAATGAGTGTATTTTATGATTCTTAAATATCAATCTTGGAACAAGAAGGAAAAAGAGGGAGCAAAGAAGCCGACCCAACCAAAAAAATAATTTTGATAAGGCCTATTGTGGTTAAAAAAATAAGGGTGTTCCAAGATTGATACAAGAAAAGACAAGAAATGTGCGTAGAATGAGTGTTTTTATGATTAAATATCAATCTTGGAACAAGAAGGAAAAAGAGGAAGCAAAGAAGTCGAAGACATTGGATATATTCGAAAAAGTATGGTTGTATTTTTGGCATATTTTTGTTATATTTACAGGGATTGATGTTGAGAACAACGATGGCTACCTTTGGTCGGTGATTTTTTGCATGGTTTTCCGGAGACGGTAGTTTCACCGCAAACATAGACATACATTTGTCCAACGCGTTTTTTATTGCGGTTCCATTCGGAACTGGCATCATCGAAATCGATGATATTGGAATATCGCGGTGAATTTTCATGATGATAATGTGTTAATTTCGGTTTTTCAAGACCAGCTAGTAATAAGGCACGTGTTTTTGAACGGGTTTGCATATTATTTGTATTATTGAGAAGAATTGCAAGATGGTGATAGTGATAGAATTGAATTCAACTAAAAATCATTTCAATTTTATATCTTTGATAGTTGAATATTAAAAAAATCTATTTTGAAGATACAGGATAAATCGTTTAAACGAACAACGATTTTATTTTTCAGAGGTAGAATGGCCTTGATAAAGACTTTGAATCATTTAGGAGAAAATTTTGGTGAATTTTTTCTTGTACCGTAATTGTATAAAAGATGACTACTGTTCTGAATAATTTGATCGTTGTTGCAGAACAACCACAACAAGATGGCACAACAGTTGATGTTATCCAAGTGAACAATGCTGAGTATATGTTTGTCTTTGAGATAACCAATCTGGTATGGAGTACTGGAGAAACTACTAATTCGATTATACCAGCTACCAGTGGTACTTATAGCGTGACTATGACGATAATGGGTCATTCAACTTTAGCTGATGGAAATTACGAAGCCAGTATTGTATATCCTGGTGGTGCCGCCGCTGGTGCCGCCGCTGGTGGTGCCACTGGTGAAATCACTTGCGATTTTGTGATGGAGGGTTTAGATAGTGCTTTCGCTCTTTCTGCTGCTATTAATTTCACTGATCTTGTCCATACTCCTGCTACTGCTGATGCTCTTCCCCATATTGATATTCCAGTTTCTACCGCTGATCGTCAAGACAAATTAAACAAGTTATTTTCTGTTGAATTACCTGAAGGTACTCATATTGATCAATCCGGTGCTACTTTGGGTGATCAAGTGTATGAGAGTTCTATTGCAGGTTACGCTGTTGACTCAACCAAAATGTTGGCAATCGGTACTACTGTTGCCAATGCACAAATATCAGGTAATGATGACCGTCTTGATGAAGGTGTTTCAGGTGCTGATGGTTCTGCATTAGTAAAATTACATACAAGATCCAATGCTGGTAATGATAATCAACTTGCTTCTGCTTTTGTTTCTGATTTGGTCTATCAAGCATTTGGTTTCAGATTTGTTGAAGGTGAAATCTCCAATGAAGGTGCTTTGGAGGATCAAATTAATGCTTACTTAGTTGGTGAGGGAGCATCTGATTTAAATGCCTCTCTAGCAACAAAGGTCGGTGCTTCACAGACCGCCACATCTGCTCCTGCTGAGGGTGATTACAATTTACCTCGTGAAACATACCTTTCATTGGTGCATACAATCTGTTCATCTGCTGCTGCTCAAAGCAACAAACGTCTAACCAACGATGCTACTTCTGGTATGTTCAGAGATGCAAACAAAGCTGGTTCTGACGCAAAATATTTTATTGAGTTCCAACAGGGTGATACAATCACCTTTAAACTCACTTTGAGTCCTGCTGCCCCCCAACTTACTGAATCTGTGTATCAAAATGGAACACCTTCCTATCAACATCCTAAATCTGTTAATCTTAGATTAGTAATGCAGTAAGCAAAAAGA